GATAAAGGGGCTCCATGACCATGGCTGTGATCAAGAGCGTACGTGTTGCGCTCCGTGGAATACCTGACGGCATGACCTTAGAGGAGTTATCAGACTTGCTTAACAGACCAAAGACCAACGTCAGGAAGGTTCTGAAGAACATGCCAGACGTGTACATAGATCGATGGGAAGTAGCACCAAGGGGGCAATACAAAGCTGTCTGGTGTGCCTGCATCCCCCCAACTGACTGCCCAAGACCTGAAGGGATGAGTAATGAACGCGATTGAATGCTCTGTGTGTAGAGTTGACTTTACTGAGGACGAGGGTGGAACTGAGGGGTTGATCGGTGTGATCCCTGCTAACTTCTGTCCTACATGCTTGGCTGGTGTCTACGACATGGTAGAGCAAAGCACTGACAAACCTGAATGGGAAAGCCTTACTGACGAAGAGATTCAGAAAGCTTTAGGTGTAACTGCTGAGAGCTCCAACTGGAACATGATCATGGTGCTCGAGTGGGCAAAGAAGATTGAAAACGCACTGCTGGAGAAAAACAATGGATGATGACGACGTACAGGATTACGTACGCCCTTGGAAGGGGTTGACGGATGAAGAGTTTTTAAAGGCTTGCCAACTTGCCGAAGATGGCAACTATTTGGTTGCGTTTCAGCGTATTCAAGAGTGGCTCAAGGAGAAAAACACATGAGCGAAGCAGAACTAAACATTTGGGAGAGGGCGTTAGGCTGGCGCAAAAGGCAGATGATCCAACGCCAGCTCGATCCCATCACAAACAAGATCCGTAACGACACACTCGAGGAGGTGGCAAAAGAGGTGGACAACTTCAAAGCCTTCGAGAAGGACACCATGGACAGCTTCGCGGCATACATACGGAGCATGAAGCGATGACCGAAGAGATTTGGGCGCCAGAGTGGATAGAACAAAACCCTGAGCTGGCAAACAAAGCCATCACAGAGCTACAGGTCAAGGTGCAGGAGCTTGAGTCAAAGCTTAAATACGCGACCGTAAAAGCCGCAAAACTGGAAAGCCTCAACAAAGAATACAAGCTCACCATCAAGGACATGGATAGAAGGATCATGAGGGGATTGAAGGACTGATTGCATACAAACACAAAGATCCGTTAAACTTTGCGTTAAAGGAGCTCAGTGATGGCAAAGAAACCAAAAGATCTTTCCAGCGACACAGTCGCCGATGTGACAGGTAAGCCGCAAACAAAGGAGAAGCCAACAATGGGTAGACCTTCCATCTACTCAGATGCATTAGCTATCAAGATCTGTACAAGGCTAGGATTAGGGGAGAGTCTACGTAAGATCTGTAGAGACGATGACATGCCAAGCATGGCTTCAGTGATGACGTGGTTGTCCACCAAGGCTGACTTTCTTGAGCAATACACACGCGCTCGTGAAATTCAAGCTGAGACGCAGTTCGATGAAATGATTGACATTGTCGACCAACCGCCAGAGCTGAGCCACGTGACTGACAAGAACGGTGAGCTGGTCGAGGTCAAGTTCGACTCCTCTTACGTCCAGTGGATGAAGCTTCGGATTGACACTCGCAAGTGGACAGCGGCGCGCATGGCGCCTAAAAAGTACAACGAGCGTGTAATGCCTTCTGAGGAGCAGGATGACCGCAACATCATCGACGTAGACGTTAAGGCGAAGATGGATGTGGCGATCAAACGCTTAGAGCTTATTCGGATTGCTGAATGAGCGCGGTCATAGAGCCAGAGATTCTGGAGATCCTGTCTGACAAGGACAACCTGCGCAGGAGCGGCCCCTTCCACGGTTCAGCCTACGCCAAGCGCACGGAATGGCTCTCAGGCGCGTTTAATCATCAGAAGCTACCCCAAGGTACTTGGTGGAGTATCTGGCTCATGCTGGCTGGTCGTGGGGCAGGGAAAACCCGTACTGCGGCTGAACAGATCTGGTGGTGGGCGTGGGAGAACCCCAACACACGCTGGCTGGTTTCCGCCCCTACGTCTATGGACGTCCGCGGCACGTGCTTTGAGGGTGAGTCAGGACTCATGGCTGTGATCCCTTCGATCCTAATCAAAGACTACAACAAAGCCCTGCACGAGATCGTCCTGATCAACGGTAGCCTGATCAAAGGCATCAGCGCCAGCGAGCCTGATCGCTTTCGTGGTGGTCAGTACCATGGCGCATGGCTAGATGAGCTTGCCGCTTGGGATTACCTCGATGAAGCTTGGTACAACATCCAGTTCGCCGTACGACTGAAAAAGGCAGACGGTCGCACCCAAATCATTGCCACGACCACCCCACGTCCCAAAGACCTCATTGTGGAGCTCGTAGGGCGTGAAGGAGACGACGTAGCCCTCACGACGGCATCTACCTACGTCAACCTCGAGAACCTGTCTGCAAGCTTTAAGAAGCAGATCCTGTCCTATGAGGGTACAAAGATTGGCAGGCAGGAGATCCACGCTGAGCTGATCGATGCTGAGGAATCAGGGATCGTTAAGCGCGACATGTTCAAGCTGTGGGCGCCTAACAAGCCGTTCCCCAAGTTCGAGTACATCCTGCAAAGCTACGACTGCGCCAGCTCGGAGAAGACTGTCAACGATCCGACAGCCTCCGTCACGTTCGGTGTGTTCAAGCCGCTGGACGGCCCTATGTCCGCGATGGTGATCGACTGCTGGCAAGACCGCCTGCAATACCCAGACCTACGCCCCAAGGTCATCGAGGAGTACGACGTGGTGTACGGCGAGGGCAAGGACAAGAAGCGCGTAGACCTGATCCTCGTGGAAGACAAGTCCGCAGGCATAGCTCTTATACAAGACTTGCAACGTGGGCACTTGCCAGTGAGGGCGTACAACCCCGGTCGGGCTGACAAGATCCAACGCCTTAACATTGTGTCCAACATCATCGCCGCAGGGCGTGTCTGGATCCCTGAGAGCAGTGTCAGGAAGGGCTACGTCAAGGACTGGGCTGAGGGCTTCGTCTCCCAGATCTGTAGCTTCCCTGACTCAACCCACGACGACTTCGTGGACGCCTGCACCCAAGGCTTGCGGTTCCTACGTGATGCTGGGTGGCTGGACATCGATGGCGCCCCAAGGGATGACTACGACGAAGAGGACTACATTGACAGTGGACGCCGTAAGATCGAGAACCCGTACTCAGCATGATGGACGTATCGCCACACCCAAGGTATCATTGGGCTAACAGCAACTCAGCAGGATAAGCCATGGCTGACGAAAACAAACCAGCGTTCTACCCACGAGTTGGGAACATCAAGGCGAAGAACTTCAAGCCTGCCCAACCAATGCCGTTTGTGTATGACGAACGCGCCATGGAGCTTCCAGACTACAAAGAGTTCATCCCTAAGCTTGGAACGGTTGATCTAAGCGTCCCGTCAAAAGAGAACCGAGAGCTGAACAGGCGCATTACTGAACGTGATGCCGACCTTATGCGCCAAGTGCAGGCTGACAGATCCCCACTCGAGAAGCTGGCTGGTGGCTTACAAGCTGGTAGGTTTCTCGGCTCAGCCATGACGCAGGGCATCAACGCCATACCAACACAGTTGTTTTCTGAAGGCACGAAGGCTGAACGTGAGGCGAAGGCTGAGAAGTTCATTCAAGACCGCCTGTATAAGCCTGAGCAACCTGTGGCGTATGAGTATGCGCAAGATGCGATGGACTTCCTTGACAAGCTTGAGACCGAGTACAAGATCCCACCATTGCTACCCGAGGCGTTGCCTTTGCAGTACCTGTCAGGCCCAGCCACGTCTCAAGCCATGAGAACAGCAGGCAGGGGCGCAGAGCAGGCTGGTAGAGCTATCGAGCGTCGCATGGAGCCCGTTGTCAAGGGCGCCTTTGAACGTGGTGGCTTACCTCGTGAGATGGTCATGGCGATGGGAGCCAACACGCAGTCCAACGTGGTCAAGCCCTATGGTGGCAATTGGCTCGGTGGCGGTGAACAGTTAGGAATACCTGAGAACGATCTGCGCAGGCTTAAGCGCAATACCGCTGGTGGCAATGATCCCGCCGATATGCTCCGCCAAATGCATGAGCGTTACCCACCAGAAGAGATTGAAAAACTTCATGAGGGCGCCAGAAGAGGCATAGCCGACAATTTTGTTCAATTGGAAAAAGATGTCGCCATCAACAAGTGGATTGACAGCAACCTAAAGAACTATGTCAAGAAGGAAATGGCTACTCGCGACGACCCAGTTCGCAAGCTGGCTGAAGAGGGCATCATCCACACCCCGCTACGTGATGACCTAGATCGCGTAGGATACTTGGAAGCCACACGTAAAGCAGAGGGCTACCCTGCTGAGGGTATGGGCAAGTCTGAGCTTGCCAAGCGATGGGAGAACTTAGCCGATGATTCAATCAGGATCACCAAAGCTGGCAAGATTCAAGAAGCGGCAGATGTGTCCGAAAGGGTTGCACAAGCCAGAGCTGAAGTGGACGCTTACAAGCAAAAGCTTGATCAGGACTTCCTTGCTCGCATGAGCGATCACACTGGTAATAAAATCTTTAGCCCAAAAGAAGCTGAAATGCTTTTGAACATGCCAGAGATTCAAAAGGCGGAGATCTTAGGCGACACAAAATACAAAGAGCTTAAAGAAAATTTGTATCAATTGATGGCAAGAGAGCAAGGGTTTGAGAAGAGGGCTGGCGAACTCAACCCGTTTGTTGCCAAGCTTGACCCAGAGACAAGGCTGTACTCAGGGTCAACGTATAACTTAGGCTTTGACCACATTGTTGACGTGCTTCGTGAAGACATAACCACTGGTCGTATCCGCCCTGACCAACTGAACAAGGTCAGCATGGAGCAGGCAGTACGCCGCACCTACGAGTACGACCAAGAGATGGCTAAGAGGATGCGTGAAGCCGCCATCAAGCAGACTGAGGGCTTCCCCACTTACAAGGAATATCCCGAAGGCTTCAGGTGGATTGAGATCGCTCCTCCAAAAGAGCTTCCACAAGGGTACAGCGCCATACTTGATGACGTTACAAGCTCGTACAAAGTTGTGGATGAGAACGGCAAGGAAGCTTTCCCTCGTAAACCAAACGACCTTGGGCACATCAACGTACCTTATTTTAAGACGGCTGAAGAAGCCATAGCTGATGCTTTACAGCGTGATCCACGGTTAGAAAACGCCCTAAAGTACGAAGGCGACACCATGGGTCACTGCGTTGGTGGTTACTGTAAAGACGTTAGAGATGGCAACACAAAGATTTACAGTTTGCGTGATGCCAGAGGTGAGCCGCATGTGACAGTTGAGGTTAGGCCAAGTAAATACGCACTACGTTGGGATGTTGTCAAAGAATATATTCCAGCGGCAACGGAAGAAGCCAAAAAGTTACCAAACGGATATACAGACCTTGACATATCTGACATTGCAATGCGCATGGCTAAAGAAAACGAGCCTGAGCATATTATTCAGATCAAAGGCAAAGGCAATGCTAAACCCAAAGACGACTATCTTCCATTCGTGCAAGACTTTGTAAAAAGTGGAAACTGGGGTCAGGTTGGCGACATGCGTAACACTGGATTGCGTCTATCTGAAGATGCAATCGGCGCCGAGGCTATGCAAGCTTTGAAAGCGCAAGGCGTAGAAATACCAAAATATGTGACTCAAGAAGAAGCCATCAAGATGTCGGCTGACGCAATGAGCAGGGCAGGAAAAAATCAACCACCAGCCGCAGGCATGAAGCGCGGAGGCAAGGTTTCCATCTCCAACAACCCAGACACCATGATGCTGGAGTTGAACAACCAGAAGATGAAGAACGGTGAGCCTGCCTACGCTGGCGGCAAGGTTGTTATCAAGCAAAGCCTGAAGGCGGCTAAGCCCCCAAAGATTGAGGTGCCTATTCGTTTCCCTGTGTCGCGAGGCCCTTCCGTGCCTGAGATACGTGCTATGGCTGAGCGCATGGCTCCCCAAGTCATGGGTGAGTTTGTTCGTGCCGCACCAACGCCAAGTAAGCCAAACCCAAGCGAAAGCGTTGTAGGTAAGTCAAGGAAGCAGTTTGAGCGTGAGAAGACTCTGCCGATTGAGTACGAGAACATCAAGGAGCCAGTGACGCCTGAAGAGTTTGATTACGCGAAAAAGAAGGGTGCTCTGCTGATCGGCGCGCAGGGGGATGTGACGCCGGGGAACCGCATGTTGATCTCCATCGATAACCAACCCCTGTCCGCTCCTGTCCACATGCAGGCAGGCCCTGAGTGGGAGCTGTACAACCCCACAGCTTGGGCGGCTACCGATCAAATGGCAAAGACCTACATGAAAAGGGCTAAGAAGGCGGCTGAGGAGTACGAAGCAGACCCCTACCTTCACTATCACAAGATGACACCAGACGCGAACTGGTACGCCATGCACCACTTCAATTCAATCCTTGGACACTTGCGTCCAGAAGAGCTGAAGTTGCGTGATCCTAAGCTCTATCAGGAGATGCTCGAAGAGATTCGTACTAAGGATGTTGGCTTTGGTAAGCACCCTGAGTTTGAGGGGTTTGACGATCCTTTGAACTTGCAAATCCATGCTCAGATGGATCCTAACTTCCGTAGGCATATTGGCGCAATCTTTGGAGGCCCTAAGTTCACCACGCGCTATGGGTTGAACAGTGGTCAAGATGTACTAGCCGCTACGTCCTTGCCTGAGCTACGCGACTTGGAAGCTGGCGCAAGTGGTTACGCTGTTGTACCTTTGGATGTCAATGCGCCTCTAAGGAACTTTGAAGCTGACAGTCAGACCTACGACACAGGTTTTCCTAAAGCTGGCGCCTCTGGACGTTCAAAGTATCCATCTCCCTACCAGTTGATCTACAGAGATACGCTGAACTGGATGAAGGATGTTCCGTCTGACAAGAAGTCAAGCGAGTTTGGGCGCATGAACATGATTGTGCCTAAGCAACAGATTGACAACGAGCTGATCGAAGCCATTGGTGAGTACCAGCGCCGCATGAAGGAGCTGACAGGCAAGAAGAAGGGCGGAGCCGTCAAGAAAGCCGAAGGTGGATACCTCAAGAAGCCAGCCGCCTACATCAACGGTGATGAGTTTGTAAACGCCGCTAAGAAGTACGGCATCAAAGACAGCATGAACAACCTTAACAAGATCGTAGACCTTGTCAACAAGGGCTTGTCAGTAGATGATGCGGCACGTCAAGTAGCTGACACTGGTATGCATAAAGCCGCTGGTGGAGCTATCCGTGGTGACGACCTGATCTTGGAGGAGAGACCACTATGAGCTTAATTCGTGGGGCATTACAGCCCGGCTTGTCTGTCGTAAAGAAGACAGCCCCTTTCTATTCTGCCGTGGATGAGGCGCTTGCCGCCATCAAGAGACCCAAGGGCACAGGCGCTGAGTTCTACACCGAGCTGACCAAGCAGGCAGGCGTTAAGAAGGCTGAGCTGGCTGATCGCAAGCTTGAGCAGGCATTCAAAGCCAAGGGCAAGATGACCAAGGAAGAGGCTCAGCAAGTCCTCAAAGACAACCCGCCACCTAAGCTTCAAGAGAAGACGTTTACTGAGCCAATGGATGATTACGAACGCGATGAAGCCTTGCGTGACAACATGGAGCGTTTTGGTTACGAGTCATGGGAAGACGTGCCCCCTAGAATAATGCGGCAGTGGAATGAAGAGCTAGATGAGAACGTCGAGAAGTATGGTGACTACAGAACTGCTGGTGGCAAAAACTACCGCGAGATCCTGCTAAAGTTGCCAGAGTCATTTACCAAAAATGACTTTAATCGCTTACTAACGCTCGAGGCAGAACAACGCCGAGGAGAACTGACAACTGCTCAACTCAAAGAGATGGTTGATTTACAGGCTAAAAAGCAGACAGGGCCGTCCAACTATATTTCAGGGCACTGGAAAGAAGACCCCAACGTCCTAGCCCACATGCGTGTTCAAGACCGCACTGGCCCTAACGGCGAGAAGATCCTGCACGTTGAAGAGATACAGTCTGACTGGCATCAAGAGGGTCGCAAAAAGGGTTACGGGCCTAAGCTTGAAGAGCAATATCGAGCTTATTACACAACGCCAGACGGACAACAAGTTGATATAGGTTTTGGCAAAACACCAGCGGAAGTTGAGCGAATGACTCAAGCGGCTGGATGGAACACAATGCCTGTGAAAATTGAAACAGAAAAAACTGTTAGACAAATAGGTCAAGGCGTACCTGACGCCCCGTTTAAAAAGAACTGGCACGAGCTGGCTATGAAACGCCTGCTAAACTACGCCGCTGACAATGGGTATGACAGCATCGCGATTACGCCCGGTGCGGAGCAGGCGAAGCGCTTCAACCTAAGAAATCAAGTAGACGAGTTGCTGTACAAGCAAAATGAGGACGGCACATACCAGTTATCCGCTCAAAAAAACGGGCGTGGCGACCTGCTTGGAGAAAGAGTCCCAGTTGAAAAATTAGAAGATTACGTTGGAAAAGAAGTTGCCCAAAGGATTGTTGACAACGCTGGAACAGAACGAAATCTTGGCGGCTCAGGCTCTGTTAGTCAGCCCAAAGATGTGTGGGGTTCTTTGTCTGGCGAAGGGCTTGAAGTTGGTGGTGCAGGCATGATAGGCTTCTACGACAAGATGCTTCCTGACTACCTGAACACTTATGGCAAACAATACGGCGCCAAGGTTGATCTGATGCCTGTTGATGTTGGCGGGTTCAAGGTGAACCGTGATAACTATCCGTTGCCATATCGCCTTGAGTCAGCAACATCGCCTGACATCATCTCTCGCTTTGCCACACCAGAAGAGGCTTGGGCAGAAGCTCAAAGACGCGGATCACTTGCCGTGCACAACTTCCCCATCACACCAGAGATGCGTGAGTCCATCAAGCAGAAGGGTCTACCCCTGTACCAACAGGTTGGCATCCCAACTGCTGGCGCTGGTGCGGCTTCTCAGATGCTTGAGCCTGAAGAAGAGCCGCAGTACGGAACAGGTGGTGGCGTAGCCAAGTCAGCCATTAAGCAGGCACAACTTGCCAAGCTTGCCAAGATGCGTCAAGAGATGGCTCCTAGAGCTGAGGCTATCAAGGCATTGATTGCTAGGGATCAGAACAGATACCTTGCCGACGTAGTTCCTAACTCCCTGACAAACCCAGAGATTGAGGCTGAGATCAGGCGTATGGCGGCAAGAGCTAAAGCTTCTGGTCAACAGGAGGGTGTCTTGCCTTTGGCTCAGCGTGAAGCCAACAAAGCTAAGTACCTTGAGAAGTCAAAAGAAAAAAACGTGATGTACCACGGTACTGACGAAGACATCTCTGAATTTAGACCATATACTTTTGTTACACCTGACCCTAAAGTTGCCGACCAATACCCGGGCGGCGGGGAGCCTGCTGGGCAAAACATCATGCCCGTGCACGTTCGTGCTGAAAATCCGTTTGATTACGAAATCCCATCTCACATACACAAACTCAGTTCAATCATAAAAGATAAACAACTGCTTAAAGACATAAAAGATGGGTATTGGCAATCAATAGAAAGCCCAGACGTTTTGGAAGCAATCCAAAAGTTAGGCTTTGATTCGTTTTACTCTCCAGACATGGCTAAAAATCTTGGCGTGTTTAAACCAGAGCAAATTAAATCTGCAATTGGCAACCGCGGCACGTACGACATCAATGAGCCTGAAGTTAATAAGGCAAAGGGTGGATTAGCTTCTCAGGAGCCGAAGTACGGCCCCGGGGGCGCTATCGCCAAGATGGCACTTAAAGCCGCGCCAGCACCTAAGGCGCCACAGATCATCAAGCCAAGCACATTGACAGAGCTGAAGAGGATCGTCGAGAAGGAAAAGGGCGGTTATGGCGCAAGGCGTGTAGAACGTGCGGCTGACGAAGTACCAAACCTTGAGAAGATGTACACCCTAGATGCGCTCAAAGAACGCTTCACTGGCGACAATGCCAAAGCCCTGATGACCATGAGTCCAGCGGACTTTGAAAAGTTTGCGACCGAGTTGCAAGGCAAGACGAGCGTTGGCCCTAAGGCGGCAGAGTCAGCCAAGCAAGGCGAGATCTCTAAGTACACCGTACCAACAAATGAGTATGTCAAGCACCTTGAGCGAATAGCTATGTTTGATAGCGTTCCTTACCTCAACTTGGCAAAAGAAGAAGTTGGCTTGCCACTGCTACCTTATGTCTCAGGGCACGAAGGTCGCCACCGCAGTAGAGCGTTGGCTGGCAAGGGTGAGAAGCGTAACTTGGTTGGTGTAACGCCAACGATGGACTTGCGTGAGGGATTACCACGGCGCTCCCAAGAAGAGTTCATTGAGGCAATGAAAAAAGAATTAGAGTTGTCTGGTGGTTTGGTGTTGCCACAATC